TTTTATCGGAGAAAAATCCCATCTTCGCGGCGCCGATTTTGAAGGCGGTCAAGGCATGCTCTTCCCCGGACCCGAGCATGTTCAAGCGCATCATGGGAACGGCGTACCATGAAATGCCGCGGGTCTGGAACGCCCGCTCGGAATCGAAGTAGTGATACATCTCGGAGGCCGGCACACGCTCGCGCTCACGCTGGTACGCGTTCACCCCCCACATCTGCAGCTCGGGCTTGAGTTTCTTCAGGTGATAGGCGACGGGGCGGCGGTTGGCATCGAGCTCCACGCCCATCACGATAAAATTGCCATTGTCGAGCTTCTTGAAATACATCTCGTCCAGGAGCTCGGGGTCGATAAGCTGCAACTGGAAGCCATACTTGGAGCGCTTGTTAATCACGCGCCGGACGAGGAGCTCGCCGTCCCGGACCAGGTGCATGATCGCCAGGTGCTGCATCCTGCGGAACGAATAGCGGCCGGCGACATCGCAGTTCTCCGCCTTCGACCAGTCGAGCCACTTCGATTTGAAATACTTATTGGCTTTGGTGTCCAGCGTATCGTCGGCGTTCCTGATCATCATGCGAAGGGTGAAGCCGTAGGCCCCGGGGATATTCTTGCGGCAGAGGCGCAGGTATTTTTTCGCGATGTCATTGCTGTTACACAAGTGCCGCGCCCGGTCGCGAATAGTGATCAGGGCCTGGGATATTTCGAAGTCGGAGGTTTCGGAAGTGGGCCGGAAGTCATTGTCGAGCCGCGTGCGCCTGGCGGCTTCAAAGGCCTGGCGAGCCACGCTCGCAGTGTGAGCGTGAGCGTTCTTGCGCGTCTGCTTCAAGGCCGTAGTCAACTTGGTTTCCATTTCGCTCGCGCTTACAAAACCGGCTTTGCGCAGTATGTTTTGTATGAGTCCCATCAGAGGGTCGGATCCATGCTGACGACGATCTTGCCGCCTTTTTTGCCTCGCGCGATCCCGAGCTCGCGCTCCTCGATCCGTACCGATCGGGCGAGCGAATGCATTTGGGTGATGAGTTCGGGAAGATCCTTGTAGGTCACGGAGCGTTGACTGCCCGCCGGCGTTACGACGGAGTAGGAGAGAACTTCCTTGCTTGAGAGTTTCTTCACCGCCTCCTTGACCGAGTCGTACATGATCCGCAAGTCCGAGCGCGGGTCATATCCTGTGCCGACCGTGGCGACGTTCAGTTTAACGGTGACAAAAGATTCGTTGAGAGTGTGAGCCTCGACGCCCTTGGTGAGGCGGATGAACGATTTGTACTGGCCGGCGGGCCAGGCGGCTGTCTGCGCTGCGGTGATCGTCCAGGTGAACGCGTCGCCGTCGACGTCGGCGGTGTAGTTGACCGGGTTAGTGCCGAGCAAATACCACTTCGCGGCCCAACCGTCGGAAGCAGGGTAATCGGCAAATTGCTCGGTGAAGGTGAGCGTGTCGCCGGCGATATGTGTCTGCGGTTGGTTCAGAAGGCTTCGGCCCGTAAAAAGAAAAAGCCATGACGGCCTGCATGCAGTCATGGCTTTGTACAGCTAACACCTGGGAGATCGTGATCAGCGTTCCCGGCTGTGATTCTTTGCGTCAGGAAGTTATGTAAAGTCAAAACGGCGATCAAGGTCCATTTGAGGACACTAAATCGCTATAACTTCAAGCGGAATACCACTTTCTTCCTAAAAGGTCGACGACGCGGGGGGCCGCCATCATGGGTAGACGATTTTTCCTGGACAACAAAGCCCAAGATGGCCTGGATCTCGGCGAGCTCGAGCGCGTCCCACAGTGTGTTATGAATCCAGGACTCGCTGACATTCAGCGCGTTGGCGAGAGCCTTCGCCTTGCGGGTATTGGATTCGTTCAGGACCGGCCGGCCACGGGTGAGCGTGTCGGGATCGTCTAAGTCGAATTTGTGGGTGTCTGCCATGCGCTATTATTTCAACCTGAAGCGGAGGCGCTTACGCGTCGGCCTTCTGGGCGACGGCGGTTTCGGTTGTGGGCTCTCGATGGTGACCGGCTCTCCTTTTATTCTCTCAGCTTCGGCCGCCATCACGCCGGCGAGTTTCTCCCAGTTGACCGGTTCGAGCATCGCGAGAGCGGCGTGATTATACACTTCACAGTCCAGGGCTTCGTTGCGCGCGCCTTCGGGAAGTTTCCAAACTCTTTGTGTCTGTCCCGTTTTTCGGTTTACCCCGATTGCCTGACGCTCACTGGTCAGCTGGTCGAAGTATTCCTTGACACATTTCATGTTGAAATGCATGTAGCCGGGCGGGAAGGGATCGTCGGACTTGTTTCGTACGATCTGAAGGCGGTCAAAGATTTTTTGTTTGATCGTATCGATGCCGGCAATCTGCAGTATCGTTCGGAGACGCTTGCTTTTTGAGAGCGCGACCATCTGGCGATCGAAGCCGGCGCGGCCGACAAATGCGAACGTCATCCGGCGGCGCTGTCGACGGCGATGCAGCACGTACCGGTATACTTTCTCGGCCTTGAATCCGGAATCCACCCCCATCGCAACGATCTTGCGGCGAACGCCGGTCTCCCATTGCCAGGTGGTGTCGGCATACTCATCCAAGCGCGCCCAGGTTGAATCATTCTCCGGAGATCCGTAGATGATCCGGTAATCGACGAACCAGCTTTCCTCCTGCAGCCCCCAGCCTTTCACGAGAGCCTCGAGACGGTCCGACTGTACGTCGACGCTCATGATCAAGAGCAGGGCGCCGGCCGGGACCCGTTCGTATTCCTCTCGACGCGTCATCAAAAAATGCGGGTCGATCTCGACTTCGTCCTGCAGGCGCCAGGTCTCCCCAAGGCGCTGATTGATAAACACCTGCAGCCGGCCCCGCTTATGTTCGGTCTTCACCCAATCCTTGGCGATCTCCGTCCAGGACGATTTCAGCCACGGAGCGACGAGCTCGGAGATATGGAATCCGCGGTGAACGACGCGCTCGGGGAACAGATGCCGCCAGCGGCCGCGGGCAACCATCATGTGCTTCTCGGACTCATCGATCGGTTTGCGGCAGTTCTGACATTCGTAATGGGCGTAGGTGCAGTTCGCCTTGTCGAATTTCAGATAACCGGTTGAGAGCTTGGCAAACTCCGAACGGGGGCCAAAGACGAGAATTTGAAAATAGCCGCAGTGAGGACAGGGGACTTCGTAATGGCCCTGGCTGGACTCTTCGTAGGCGGCGGCAATGCGGCTGATGCCGCGGATCGTGGGCGAGCTGATGTTGACGATCTTACTGTAGGCGACGGTGCGCGTGCGGCCGACGGCAAGATCGATCGGGTCTCCTTCGTCGCCGGTGGATCCCGGATACCCGTCTACTTCGTCGTTCAGGAGATATCGGACCGTGAGCTGCCGGAAGTCGCCTGGCGATCGGGCACTTGCGATCAGGATAAAACCGCCCGGGAATTCCTTGTAGAGCGTCTTATTGCTTTTGTCGCGCGCCGAGTTGTCGCGGATCTTTCCATGGAGCCGTTCGGTGTCCCGGATCATGGGGTCCAGCTGAATCGTGGAATAGCGCTTGCAGAGGTTATCGTTGGGCTCAACGACCAGGCAGGGGCCCGGGTCGACGTCGGCGATATAGGCAAGGAAATTGTTGATCAGACCTTCAGTGGCTCCGACACGAATGGCCTTCATGACCGTGATCGTTTCAACCGCCGGGTTTGTCAGGCACAGCATCGGTTCCCTGAGATACGGGACCCGTTCGGTGCGCCAGGGCCCGGGCTCGGCGCTTGACTCCCGGCTTAGATACCGGTACTGATCGGCCCATGCCGGCACTGTTATCAGTTTTGGCGGGGCCAGGACCTTCATAGATCTCCTGATCAAGGTCCGGCGCAGCCGCCGCAATGCTCTTAAGTCGGTCTCCCAGCGTTGCAAGCTCGGTGCGGGCAGCATTCAGCCTGTCTTCCAGGATGGGCTGGACCAGCCGGCGGATCTCTGGGGAGGGCATATGTGAGGCGATGTTCCTGGCCATCGATTGGAGGGCCATATTGAGCGGAGTAATAACCCGGTCAAACTCACGAATTGCATCATCCACTGTGATGACCTTTTCCAGCGCCTTTGCGAGCTCCAGTTCCGCGGTGCGGCGTTTGGCATGCAGGAGCTTGAGCTCTTCATCAGCAGCTGCACCGCCTCCCCCACGCAGGAGATCACTCTCGGCACGGATCGATCGGATGTACCAGTGAATGCAATCGCGCGCAACGTACTGGCCGCGCGCCGTTCGTGGTAATCCCTTGTCCTTGGCGAGCCGGTTGATGGTCCGGACGTCGACAAGAAGCAGATCGGCGATCTG